CAAGGATTGTGCAATACGCAACTGATTTAGGAGCCGTCATTCTATGAAATTATCTCACTCAAAATTGCAACTTTTGTTGAAAGACCCAATGTCATATCATTTGAAATATGACCTTGGCATTTCACAAATTGAGACTAAACCTGCATTGCGTTTAGGATCTGCGGTTCACTGGGGACTTGAACATGGAACAGATTGTCTTGATGAATATTATGGCAATACTGACAATTATACTGATGAACAAGGCCTTGCTGAAGCAATGGTTAGCGCATACATTAACAACAAAGATGAGATCTTTGATTTGATTTTGACATCACTTGATGAAAAAGGTTCAGCAGTAAAGCTCAAGATGTTGGATGAACAACATGAAGTCTTCATCAATTCTAAGCTTCCTTCATTCAAAGATCCTGAACATTTGCATGAATTCATTGGTATTGCAGACTTGTTGATTGAAACTGACAAAGGTTTGATTTTGATTGACTATAAGACTTCTAGCACTGAACCTTCATGGGATGGTTATCTTGAACAGATCTATCGTTATATCTTCATGCTGAAGCATGTGTATCCTGATAAGCCTGTTTGTAAGATTGGCATTGTCAATCTTCGTAAAACTAGGATGCGTCAGAAGACAAACGAGACAACGAGGAATTACTATCAACGAATGAAGGATGAATATTTGAATAATCCATGGGATTATCTCTATGTTCACATGTATAAACCAGAAGACCTAAATAAAGAACTTCTTGATGCATACGTTGAAAATCTTTCAAGGATGGCTGATGCTGCAGAAACAATTGTCAAGAACAAACTTTTCTACATCAACTTTGGTGCACAGAATGATTATGGCAAAGCAGAGTATTATGACATCTTCTATCATACTCCTGGCGCGTTCTGCCTATACAATATCACTGATACTATTCTTGATGACAAAAACTGCATCAAAACAGAAAAAGATGGTGGCAGACGTCCTTGCACTGAACTTGACATCAAATCAATTGATGACATGTCAGTGTTGAACAAATACACAAGATTTAGAGATGTCACACTTCCTTTGATCGCAAAATTAGAATCATTTGACAAAAATGAAATTCATAATGAATTGGCTAAAGAATTCAAGTTCGATGAACAGAATTTTGATATGTATTGGTCAATTTTGATGAAAGAAATTGATGAATAATATTTGTTCAAAAGTAACTAAGTTTAAAAATGATTTTATTTACTTTTGATTCAAACTTTATTATAATTTTAAAGAAAGGAGTAAAATATGAGCAAAAACAATGTCAAGATTTTGTCACCTGAAGAACTTAGGTATCTAAATAATAGATATGCGTTTGAGATCAACGATGATATGATTTTGGTCAAAATTCAAAACTACAATCGTGTCACTGCACATCCACTTGACTCAACATTTTCATTGAATACTAAAGTTCGTAAGTTAGACATTACACCTGACGCAATAAAGATCTGGAATGAAAAATTCAAAGGCAAATGGTCGTTATTTGATGTTCAGAATGCAATCAATATCTTGATTACGACATATCAGACACCAAGCAGTGAAGAGATTGAAGATCAATTGAATCGTGGCACTGCACAAATCAAACTTATTTAATAAAGGAGAATAAAATAATGCCGATTAAACGTCCAGTAAAAATGCTGTTATATGCGCCTCCTGGCACAGGTAAATCAGTGTTTGCTGCTCACTTCCCAAAACCTTTCTTCATTTGCACCGATGGTAACTATGAATGGTTGCTAGACTTTGGTGCAAAAGAAGATGATCACATCAACATCAACTCATTTGCTGAGTTCGAACGTCTTGTCCAAAATGACTTTGCAGGATATGACACGATAGTTGTTGACCTTATTGAAGACATCTATAAGTGGAATGAATATGAATTCTGCAAAAAGCAAAAAGTCGATCACTTGTCTGATGCAGGTGGATTTGGCAAAGGATGGGACATCACTCGAACAAGGCTGTTTGTTGCATGTTCTAAACTTCTGTCTTTGCCAAAAAATGTCATCTTCTTGTCTCATGAATCTTCTTATATAGAAAAAGATCGTAAAGGCAATGAAAAGACGAAATATCAGCCGTCTAATCTCATGAGTGAAAAGTTCATGATTATGCTTGAAGGACGTCTTCGTTATGTGCTTCGTGCAAAATTTGAAGATGAAGTCATGGAAGATGGCAAAGTCGTAATGCATCGTGTTCTTTCACTTGTTCCAAAGAGCAATGAGTATGGCATCATTCGTGGTGTCAACACTGATTTGATGCCTGAAGACATTGAACTTGATGCAGACACATTCTTACAGGTCATTGGCTATACGCAGAATGATACTGAAGAAAAGAAACAAACTATTGAGGCTCCGGCAGTAGCAGAAGAGCATGAAACGTCTGAACTTGAGCAAGAACCTGTTCAAGAACAAGCACCTGTTGTAAAAGACAAAGATGCAAAACTTGCTGCATTGAAAGCTAAGCTTGGCAAAGTCGAAGCAAAACCTGAGGTCAAACCTGAGGTCAAGCATGAAGTTAAGCCTGAAATTACGATTGAGATTAAACCTGAAGTTAAGTCTGAACCGGAACCTGAACCTGTTCAAGAACCGACTCCTGAACCAGAACCTGAGCCTGAAGCAAAGCCTGAAGCAAAGCCTGAAGTAATCAAGACTGTTGTCATTGAAGAAAAGGTTGAGCCAGTTGTTTCTGCACCAGTTCAAGCAGAGTCTCAAGCAGACAAAATTGCAAGAATCAAAGCAAAGCTTGCAGCTAAAAAATAAAGAAAGGAAGCATTTATGCCGAACGAACAAATTCCAAATATGGACGAACTGTTTAAAAAAGTAGACAGTGTCCTTACTAAGGTTGACCTTAGCAAAACTACATCTGAGAACATTGGTTTTGAAGATCTTAAGTCAGGCTACTATCTTTGTGAAGTAGAATCTGCAAAATTGACTGAATCGAAAAAATCGCACAATCCTCAAATCGCATTGACGCTTAAGACGATTGATGATGGTTTTATGATTGATGACGATGACAATCGAGTTGTTTATACAGGTTCTAAGAATCGCAAAATCTTCAAATACTATCCTCTTATTGATGAAACGTCTGTCAAGCGTTTTGTTTCTGATATGCTTAAGTTTGAAGATGACGATGGCAATTCGATTCTTCCTCAAGAAGCATTCACTACTGCTGAGACTTTGACTGATTCACTTGAAGTCATTGAAGGTATGCGAATCTACATTCAACTTACTGTTTCTGGTGAAGGTGAAGCTAAGAACAATTGGACTAGCTTGCTTTCTTGGAAACGAGTTGCTCAGCTTGAAATTGCTGACGAATAATCAACATTAAGTGGAGTTGTCGATGAACGCGCTAGATTGTATTGAACGAATCTCAAATACATCATTGATAAATGACAATTTGAAATTTTGCTTGATCAATGACAAAAAGCTTCCATTTCAAATAGATGGTAAGCCAGCTCGTTCAAATGACAGCTCCACTTTTGTCGACTTCGCAACATTGTTGACTTGTCAAAATCTTGAAGCATATGAAG